GGGTGGCATCACCTTTAAGGAGGTGCTGCCATGCCGAGCACGACCCACACCTCACGGCTGATGGCCGCCTTCCCACTGGTGTCCCACCGCTACCGGCTCTCGCTAGTCGGCGCGGTGGACAGGTGGGTCCATGCCTCGGGCTTCGACTGGACGAGGGAGCGCGTTGGCGCTCTCATCCAGTACCTCCTGAAGCTCCGAGCCGGGGAGAACCCCTGCAGGCCTCCGTGGTGGTCCTCTCGGTACCTTACGTACGCAGAGAGGGTTGCCACCACGGCAACCTTCGAGAAGTTTCTCCAGCTGATCCAAGCCTGGAGGACGGCCCTCACGGCTTATGGCCGACTGAAGGCCGCGCCGTCCAGGAAGGACGTGGAGAAGTTCGAGAAGGCTGTAGGGTCGGCTCGCGTCCTTACGGTGCCTCTCGCCTCAGGGAAGACAGTCGAGGTGGACACCGAAGATTGGAGGTCCCGGTTCCCTTTCCGGGCCTTCTTCGGTTACTCCCCTCGGTCCGTACTACCTGAGGTTCGGATCCAGAGAGAGGTCCACCCCAACAACCCGCTGTCCCTAAAGCTCACCACCGGGAAGGGGTACTACACCCCAACTGGTGAAGAGCTGTTTAGGGACGCCTGGTGGGTGATGCAGGACTTTGTCCTGCACCCCCCCGGGACCGTGCCCGCCTACTGGCCGATGCTCCCGGTCCTGCCGGATTTCCGGCCCGGGCCAGGGCAGGTCAGGGCGCACGGGGCGGTGCGTTGCCGGGTTCAGCCAGACGGGAAGGCGAGGTTCTACTTCGCCCCTCCGCGCTGGTTGCAGTTCCTGTTGGACCCCTGGGCGAGGGAGTTGTACTCCCAGCTCAGGAGGATCCCTCAGGATTTTACCTACAACCAAGCGGAGGGGGCGGAGCGAGTTGCAGAATGGTTGAGGTCAGGCAAGACCGTATGGTCTTTCGACCTCAGCTCTGCAACGGACCTCTTTCCCCTCCCCGTCACCCGGACGGTCCTGTGGTCCCTGTCATCTGACAGGGCCCGGCCGTGGGTGGACCTCTTCTGCTGGGTCTCGAGGCTTCCCGCTCGGGCGGCCTACCCCGGGGCCCGCTCAGAGGTGTTGAAGTGGCGATGCGGACAGCCCTTAGGGACTGTTCCGTCTTTCGCCGCTTTCGCCCTCAGTCACCATGCGGTGGTGAGGGCCCTCTGGGCTCGGCTGGGAGGCGACCCTAGGTCCGCTCCCTACTGCATAGTAGGGGACGACCTTGTGATCGCTGACCCGAGGTTGGCGGAGGCCTACCGAGAGTGCTCAGCCCTTTTAGGGCTGGAGATCTCGGAGCCGAAGTCGCTCGCCGGGCGGCTTGGTGAGTTCGTGGGGAGGCTCATTGCTCCAGATGGCGTCGGGTTCAAGCTAAAGGCCCCGCCGGGGTCTGACGCTCGAACCCTCGCCGCGTACCTGTCCCTTATCGGGACTAGGGCGCTGCGCATCTGGAGGCAATCTCTACTCAGGGACGTGATCGCCCTCCTCCCGAGGGAGGGGTACCCTGGGAGCAACCCAGGGGGCCTCCCGAAGGAGTTGGTCGACCGCTTCCTGGTAGAGTACTTCTCCCGTGAAAGGGAGGTAGAGCCTCCTCGGGTGTACGCGGTCGACCCAGATCATACTGTCGAGGCCCGTTTAGGGCCTCTTTACAGTATGTCTCTGGTCCTCCCGCGTGACCCGACCACCACCGAGTTGGAGCCGCGAGGCTCCGCTAAGAGCGGGCCGGGCGGGGCGCCGGAGCACTCCCCATATGGAGAGAGGCTTCCGGGCTCCGACCGTTCCCCCGGCTGGCTCCGACGCGTACGCGAGGCGATTCATGCGTCTGGGATAGCCCAGGCATGGCGCCTCATTCGTCGCGGCAGATGGAGCCGGCGTGGTGGCGGCCAGGGCCCACGGACCGAATGACTCCGCAGTCAGTTCGCTTTCGCAAACTGCCCGCGGGCCAAGCGGCCCG